ACAGTCATCGAGCACCAGAGGCGCGACGACTATGCCGTCATTCAGACCCTCGAGGACACCGAGATCGGGGTCGGACAGACCATAACGCTGTCCGGCCTCGGTCACGGCCTCAACGGAACCCACACCGTCTTCGCGGTGCCGACGTTCCTGTTCATCGGAGTCGACGAATACGGCGACCTCGAGTACGACACCGAGATCATCGTCCCGAACCAACTGCTGTTCTACGACGCAGGCGACGACCTTGAGCGATCAGCTGCGATCCCCCCCGGAACCCTGACATGGAGCATTACCTGTACTTGGACCACCTCGGCCCTTGTCACAGAGTTCCTTGGCATCTCCGGCGCAACCGCAAACGACACCGCCTACATCGCCACCTGCGTCGCCGCCAGCAACCAATGGTGCTTCCGTCGCCGTCAACAGGCCGGATACTTCGACTCCCCCACCACCGCCCCCGATGCGTCAATCCAACTCGGAGCGACACTTTATGCGGCGGCCCTGTACAGGGAGCGCGGCTCGGTGGACTCCTTCCAGTCCTTTGAGACCATGTCGGTCGGAGTGCCAACCTTGACGAACGGTCGGATCCTCCAACTGCTCGGAGTACGCAGGAGCCAGGTGGCATGACATGGCAGCCACAGGAATGTTCGCGGAGGCGATCACAGCCGTCGCCAACGTCATCACCGCGAAGGGCTACGTCCCCGTCACCGACCCTCGCAACGCGCGACCGCTCACCGTCTTCATTGAGCTGCCCACCTTCAACGCCTTCACCTACAACGTCGGCGACATCACCCTCACGATCCGTGTCTTGGCTCCACCACCCGGCAACCAAGACGCAGGCGACTACCTCCTCACCGCCATCGACGCTCTCATGAACTCGACCTTGGCGATCACCGGAGGGCAACCCACCATCGCACAGATCGGGTCGCAGGAACTACCGGCCTACGACCTGACCGTACGAATCTCCAGCAAACGCAACTAACAGAAGGAGCCAACCATGGCGACAACCACATTCCTGTCCAACGCCACCGTGAACATCACGCAAGGCGCGACGACCTACGACATCTCCGACCAGGTGCGGTCCGCCACCCTGACCGTCGGCTACGACTCGCTCGAGGCGACCGCCATGGGTGACCTCGGACGCAAGTTCGTCCAGGGCCTCGCCTCCATCTCGGTCTCGCTCGAGTGCTACCTGTCCTACGGCGGCTCCGGCGCGACCTCGGAGATCGAGACCATGTGCGCCGCCCTCGTCGGTCAAGGCTCCACGAACCTGGTCATCTCGCCCTCCGGCACCACCGAATCGGCGACGAACCCGGAGTACACGATTACCGGCGCGATGCTCGCCTCGTTCAGCCCGATCGCCTCAACGGTCGGCGAGCTGGCGATGATCACGCTTGAATTCGTCGGCGGCACCTGGGCGCGCGACATCACCTGATCCGCACACCCTGCTGAGTAGGATTCGCCCATGATCGGAATGACCATCCAAGTCGTGATGAACGACGGCGAGATCCACGAAGCCCCCGTGACCTTCGCGGTCGCCTGCCGTTGGGAGGACCACCACCCGAACCTGTCGTGGTCCAAGTTCCTCGAGGACGTGAAGTTCAAGCCGATGGCCTACCTCGCATGGGAGGCCGTGAAGGCGGCAGGTGTCCCGGTCAAGTTGTTCACCCCATGGCTGGACACCGTCGCCGAGGTCAAGTTCATCCCAAAAGAACGAGCAGGCACCCCGGAGAAGTCACCCGACTGATCGCCACGCTGGCCCTCCGAACCGGCATAGCACCCGGACTCCTGCTCGACACAGAACCATCGGTCGTCAACGAGATGATCCGACAACTAAACGAGCAAGACAAGAAGGCAGAACAGGCCAGACGATGACAGCACAGGTTAAGGGACTGGGCGAGACCCTACGGGATCTCGGCAAGGTGGAGCCGGAACTCCGCCGTACCCTCAACCGCGAGATCCGCAACGTCATCAAGCCGCTCGTCACCGACATCAACGCGCGCATCCCCTCCACCCCACCCCTGTCCGGCATGGCGCACAACGGACGCACCGGATGGTATAATCGCAAGACCGCCGTCATCAAGATTGACGCGCGCCGCCCCCGACGCGACCTCAACGCCACCAGCACCGCCAAACCGGTCAACGTGGTCCGCATCGTCACCCGAGGCGCACCGGTCGCCATCGTCGACATGGCAGGCAAAGCCGGCGGCGGAACCTCACGACGCGAACTCAAGTATCAGCGACCCAACTTCGCGTCAGCCCTGAACGCACAGCTCGGCGATGCGTCCCGGTTCATGTGGCGCGACATCGACGACCGGCTCGGCCCCACCATCGCCCAAATGGAGAAGGTCGTCGCCGATGTCGTCCAACAAGCCAACCGGCAACTCATGAAGGTCAGGCTCTAATGGCAATCCAAATCCCCATCATCACGTCCCTAGAGGACTCCGGCATCAAAGCCGCCAAGGCTGCCTTCAACAACTTCAAAACCGAGGTTGGCAAGGCCGAAGGCGCGATGGGCAAATTCAAGGCTGGAGGCAAAGCCGCCCTTGACGCAGTCAAAGCCAACGCCGCAACCTTCGCGATCGCCGCCGGAGCCTCAATCGCCACGTTCGCCACCAAAGCGATCGGCAAATTCCAAGACGTAGCCCTCGCCGCCGGAGAACTGTCGGACGCAACCGGCCTCACCGTTGAGGAAGCCTCGCGGCTAGCCGAGGTCGCCGGAGACATCGGCATCGAGACCGGAGCACTTGAGACCAGCATCGGCAAGATGAACAAGGTGCTCGGCAACTCCCCGGGACTGTTTGAGGAACTGGGCGTACAGGTCGCCTACGCCAAAGACGGCACTATTGACGCAAACGAGACCTTCCTCAACGTGGTCGACCGGCTCAACAACATCAAGGACCCGGCAGAACGCGCCCGTGTCGCCTCAGAGCTGCTCGGCAAGGGCTGGCAGTCAATGTCCGAACTGATCGCCGGAGGGTCCGACAAGCTGCGCAAGTCCTTAGATGAAGTCTCTGACGCGAAGGTCGTCAACCAGGAAGAACTGGAACAAGCGCGCAAGTTCCGCGAATCAATGGACAACCTGAAGGACTCCGCCGAAGACCTGTCCATCGAGTTGGGCAACACCCTGATCCCGTTGGTAACCGGCCTCGTGGACGGCTTTGCCAAGGTTGCCGGATTCGTGGACGATGTTCGCTCAATAAAGGGACCCAGCAAAGAGATCCAAGCAGAACTGGACGACATGCTCTACGGCGAAGAGCGTCGCGTCCAAGCCCTGACCGACGTGTACAAGGGCTACTACTACGCTCGGCTGACTGCCATTGATCAAGATAAGTATCTCATCAAGGGCCTCGAGGACACCACAGAAGCCACCTACGACTTGAACATCGCTTGGGACCGGCTGCTCGACAGCTTGGACACGCGCGAAGCGATCCAGCAGGCGACCGACGCAGTTGACGACCTGAAGACCGCCGCTGCCGAAGCGTTCGCCGACCCGTCCAAGATCGCCGATTACGAGGAGGCCGTCGCCAACGTCATCCGCGAGATCGCCACCCTCGCAGAGACCATCAACCTGTCCAACCAAGAACAAAACGAGCTTCTCGTCTTGGTGAACACCGGGCAACTGGAGCGCGCCGTCGCCCTGCTCGCCATCATCAAGACCGGGTCGGCTCGAGGCATGGAGATCTCGGTCGGGCAGGCCGTCCAGGCGGTCATGGAGAACGAAGCGTTCCTCGGCACCCTCGGCATCCCCGGGCGCGCCATGGGTGGCCCAGTGTCCGCCGGAACGTATCTGGTCGGCGAGCGCGGCCCCGAGCTGCTCACCCTCGGCTCCGGGCAGTCCGGGTACGTCACCCCGAACTCGGCTCTTGGCGGCTCGACCACGATCAACATTAACACTTCCGCCGACCCGAACGAGGTCGTCCGAGTGCTTCAGTCCTACGTCCGCCAATACGGTCCGATCCCGGTGACGACGAGGCCGACCTGATGCCCAAGTTGTCGTGGACTGTCGGCATCAAGCCGTTCATCGGCGCGACCACCTATTACACCGACTCGGTTCTGTCGATCTCGTACATGAACGGACGACGGTCATACCTCGACCAGTTCACCGGCAACAGCATTCGCATTACCCTGAAGAACCAGACCAACGTCGCCCAATACTTCACGTTTGGCGCGATCGTCATCCTTAACGATGCCATCCAGTTCAAGGTCATCGGAGTTGAATTCAACGATTATCCGGGCAACACCGGCCTCTCCACCTGTACGGTCACCGCATCAGACTTCCTACAGAATTCGGGGCGAGAGATCCTCACCGGAACCGCACTAACCGCCGCCAACGCCCTCGCCCAACTTGACACACAGGTTTATCTCGGTAACAGCGAAGCAAACGTATCAGTGACCGGCGGAGTCTCAACAGCCGACGCATACACCTACACCGGCACCCTCCTCCAACGCTTCCAACAAACCGTGACCCTCGAAGCAACCGGAGGTGTCCAATACAATCAGCGGAACATTCTCATCGCTGGTCGCGGCACTGATCAAGGTCTCTACTTCCGTTCAACATTTACACGGGCCGCATCGTCTGGCTCAAACATCTCCTACGCCGACATCCGACGGATCCGCGCCGACCTCCAATACGCCAACCGAATCACTGTCCAATCCGACACCGACCCCGACTACACCGCCACCGCCTCCGGTTCCCTTCCGTATGGCATCTCCGCCGACAGCGTCTCAATCATTGACACCGACCCAACCAACCGCGAAGGCCTCGCCTCATGGCTAGCCAACAGTCGCAACAACCCGGCGATGGAATCGTTCGAGATTGACGTGATCGACACCTCACAAACGTCCGGCGCACTAACCGCTATCACCAACATCTATCAGGACGACACTGCCCAAGCAAAGATCCATGACCTCGTTTACCGGGTGCCTGGAGCAGGTTCAGACACGACCGCCGTTGTCTTCCTTGAGGGGACACAGATCAACGTCACCCCAACCCAGACGCGCCTCACCTACTACTTCTCCCCCATGACCCTTTACCAGTTCTTCCTGCTTGACAACTCGACGCAGGGTATTCTGGATACCAGCAGACTCGGATGGTGACCTAATGGCGACACAGTACACAGCAGGACTATCGGCAGGACAGATCCTGACCGCCGCGACCATGAACCAGATCGGCGCAGTCTGGGAGACCTACACTCCGACACTGACCGCCTCAACGACCAACCCGAACCTTGGCACGACCGGCACCGCCTCAGGACGGTACGCGCGCATTCAGAAGATCGTCATAGGACAGGCACAGTTCGTATTCGGAGGAGCCGGTAT